GAAATGACAGAACAAGAGAATGGAACCGTCACCTTGAAAACAGAGCAACCACAACAAACCGCGCCGCTTGCACCTGGGCAAGTTGGCTTGAACATGCAACTCTCCCCGCAAGGCGTTGTACTCACGTTTCCAGTCAATCTCGGCATTGACACCGAGACGATGGGGCAACTGGTGAGGGCGTACCTGCACGAGCATCCCGAACTTATGCAGGAGATAGTGCAGGAAGCTATCAAGCAGAAACAACAGGAATTGAGCATCATCCAATTGGTCAAACAGAGCAGAACGGATTGAGGGAGGTGAAACGATGATACTAATACTATTCATCACTGTCTTCGTGATTATTGGTTTAGGAGGACTTCTGTTAGCTTTAGCTGGCTCTCCTACGATTGACTATAACGCGCCGTTCCGACGAAAGAGAGATGAGCCATGACAGCACAAGAACTGGCCCGAAAGACACACGCTCTTATCAAAGAGGCCTATGATCGGGCAGAAGGCAGGGATGAGTCGTACCGCATAGGCTGTTATGCTCTGGCTCTCAGAGACATTGAAAGGCTGTGTAAGGAGCAACTACTGAAGGAGCCTGTGAAGCAATGAAGACCGTCGTCAGAAAATATCTTACACTACGGGTCATCTCTGATGTTCCTACCGAAATGGCGATAGACGACACGATCAAGCGCGGACTTGACCAATGGCGTGAGCGCCCGATGGTGGTTGATGTGCAACTGCACGCTGCTGTACCTATCTTTCGCTCTGACGATCAAATTTTCGTCACCATGATCTTTGATATTGAGTTAGAGCAACAGTGAGGTTCATACGATGACAGCACAAGAACTGGCGCAGCGCATCCTGGAGATCGCGCACAAAGCCTTGGAGCAAGAGTCCGTACACGACGTCATCTACATCGGGGATGTCTGCCATGCCCAACTCGGCCTTGAGGACATTGTGAAACTCTGCGAGGACGTGCCGAAAGATCAAGAGGCATTCAAGCAGTTTGAGAAGAAGGTGAGTAGTGCTAAGAGGGGTTAAGTTCGCTTCTCAAGCGGATTTGTGCTATAATAGAGGTAGCAATATTGTTGTGCCTGAAGATGTTGGAAGCATCCCCAGGCCAGTAGCTAACCTATTTGGGAGGTCAACTACCATGAATACTATACCCTCTACCTCTGGCATCTACAAGATCACCTGCACCGCGAACAAGCGCATCTATATAGGAAGTGCACTCAATCTACGCAAACGCAAAGGTGAGCATTTCAATGGACTTCGTAATAACAGACATAGCAATCCTCATATGCAACGTGCCTGGAACAAGTATGGTGAGCAGACTTTCATTTTTGAGGTGTTGGAATATAATATCCTGCCGATGAGTCTAACAGCACGTGAGCAATATTGGTTCAAGAAACTCAAACCATTTGGAAGAAAAGGCTTTAATATTGCACATGAAGCTGGTTCTCAGATGGGCTTGAAACATACTCCTGAAACGAAAGAGAAATTAAGACAGGCTAATATTGGTAAGAAACTCTCACCTGAAGTTGTTGAGAAGATGAGTCAATCCAGAAGAGGGAAAAAGCTATCTTCTCAACATATTGAGAAATTAAGACAGGCACAGAGTAACCCTGAAATGCGAGAGAAAAAAAGACAATCCCTACTTGGTCTGAAGCGATCTCCTGAAGAAATCGAAAAATCAAGACAGGCTAGAACTGGTATAAAGCGATCTCCTGAGTCCATTGAGAAGAATAGACAGGGTCATCTTGGACAGAAACAATCGCCTGAAGCTATCGAGAAAATCAGACAAGCCAATCTTGGGAGGAAGCATACACCTGAAGCTTGTGAGAAAATAGGAAATGCTCATCGAGGTAAAACAGTTTCCCCTGAAACAAGAGAAAAATTAAGACAGGTTAGCTTAAATATGTCTGCTGAAACGAAGGAGAAGTTAAGGCAAATTAATCTTGATAGGCAACGAGATGAGGAAGGGAAATTTATATGAGATTAGCAAAGATAGAGAGAAAGACCGAGTACTTCCCTTGCCTGGGTGGTGAAATGAAAGCCGTGAGTGATAAGGGAATAATCGAGGGTTATCTAAATTATATAAATAATGTAGATTTTGGAGATGATAGGACGATGCCTGGGGCCTTTCGTAAGACTCTACAAGATAGCTATGCCAGGAAAGACGCACAAGGACTAGATTTCCTTTTCCCGTATTTGTGGAACCACGATTATAGTATTCCTCCACCTGGGGGGATTTTTGAGGCGTCCGAAGATCGCCGTGGCCTCTACGTGAAGGTACAACTGAACCTAGATACGCAACTCGGGCGCGAACTTTTTTCAAGTTTTCGCTCAGGCTTCCTCAAAAAGCAATCGATGGGTTACAAGGCGATTCAAGTCGATTGGGTCAAGGAGGGCGGCAAGAGCATTCGTAATCTTTTAGAAGTCGCCGTGATGGAGGGAAGTTGCGTCGTCTTCCCGATGAACGACATGGCTCAGGTTGATACCGTGAAGAACGGTAGGAGGAACTTTTACATGACAGGCAAACTACCAACGAAGCAGGAGTCTCCTGCACTTACACTGGACATTCATTCAAAAGACTATGCCGAAAGTTACCAACAGACCAATCAATCGGACTGGATCTCTGACATGTGGAACCTCTGGTATCCACTCCGTAACGAAATCCTGACGGCATTTCAGACCGGCGATACGATTGAGCAGGACGTGCAGAGTGCGCTCGCTCAGTTCGCCCCCGCCGTGCTTGCCTATGTGCAGCATGGCATCGAGTTGAATATGACGGATTGTTTGCAACCAAGCGACGATGGGGATAGCGGCGGCTCCATGCCAATGATGATGTCGAGCGACGATAACCCTGAAACCAAAGACGTGAAGCTCTTGAGTGCCGCCAGCCATGCCAAGATGATGAAGGCGGTTGGTGGCCTGGAAGGTCACGTGAAAGAGTTGAAGAGCGAACTTTCGAGGCAACGAGCCAACGCCTTGCAAGGGTATCAAGTCTATTCAGGCAATGAGCCGCCAGAGCAGAAAGAAGAAGATGATCAGGAAGAGGAAGAGGCTCAGCAGAAACAAGAGCAGGTCGAGGATATCCATAGCGTGCTGCATGACCTCACCCTACTGCTGAGTGCTGATAACGCTAATCGTGGCGTGTGACGGACGGCCTTGCTTCACCCTTGCAATTTGAGAATGCCTTTAAAGGCATCTAGTTTTGTGCTATAGTGTTTCACATGAGCGAGCAATACACTATCGGTCAGTTCAAGCATATGAGTTTGCGAAGTTTTGCGGCTCGTACTCAGCTACAATGGACGATTGAACCATCAGGGAACGTCTCTTTTAAGATCACGCATTCCGATGGCTCGGAGGTCACGTTTAATATGCCAGTCGAAACGATGGAGCAACTTGTAAAAGATTGGCACAATGCCATTGTTAGAGAAGAGAAACATCATGGTTATGGCAAGAACACTCGCTAATGGTAATGTAACCGTATGGCAAGAGGATAGAGGAATGGTTATTCACCATGCGAGCGGCTTAACAATTGCTCTCACGCCAGAAGAAACAGAAGAACTTCTTGAGTGGATGAATGAAGACTTGGAAGAAGAGGAGCCTGAAAGAGGTAAATGATGAAGGGTACATTTGTTCTCACTATTGCACAGCCGAATTACTGGGACATACAAAACTTTCTCCATGCTGATAGGACCTATTTCGGGGGAAAGAATACCATCATTCCGTATGGAGAAATACAAGGTGCGATGCTCGTGACATTCGAGACGCAAGGTAACACGCACCCACTGGATGTGAAGCAAGGCTCATGGAGTGCTGGCGATATCCGAGGAGAAAAGTATGCGCTTCCTTTCGAGAACGCCTTTAAAGGCATCTAGTGGTATACTGGCGATATGCACAAGACATTAATTATTCTCAAGAAGCGCCAAAGCCTTTTAGAAGCGCAACAGATGGCCTATCAAGAATTTATACCGTTTTTCAATGAGTGGCATGACTACATTACCCGTATGACGGGTGCGGCCCTGCGCGAACTGTATGCTGCTGAAGGTCTAAATGGCTGGCTCATCCGTGTCGAGATAGAGGTACGGGAAGAGAAAATGGAAGAGATCAAACGATGGGCAACCGAACATGTCCAATCTGATCAGATACCAGGATTTCCCAAAACTATGCTTGTATGGGAGGGGATATGATTATACTGTCCTTTTCAAATGTGGGTTAGCCTCAAGGATGCGCCACACCTGGTTGATGTCCAAGCACTCAATCGTTTCTCTTGATAGATAAAATTCATACAGTGACATATGGGAAGTATCCAGTGTTTTCACTTCCACCCGTATAGGTTCGGGAGGTGCGAGGTATTCTGGTGGTGTATCCAGCATAAATATACTTACATCAAGCTTAGGTATTTGCGGGAAATGAAAGTATGTTCTGGTCATTTGTTTACCAAGCCAAGGATGCACCACAATCAAGGCTGGTGGTTTACCATGCTCACGATAATAGTCTTCGGCTACTCTCAACACTTTTTCATCGATCTCATTCATTCCATAAGTATACCAGATATGCTATAGTAGAGACTATGGATAGACCTACAAAAATTGAAATCCAGGGCAAAGACCAGTTTTCTTCTACTGCTGCTGAAGTCAGCACCGTATTGACTCTGCGAAGAAGTGCGAGCCTGGATGATGGTGATATCGGCATCCTTCTTGCCAAAAGATCGGTAGATAGAGAACTTGATGGATACTTTCCACAAATCCATCCCTATATCACACGCATTGAAGCAACCATTCTCAGAGAGCGTTATAGAGATCGAGACTTACAACCCTATCTCATGCGTGTGTATGTGACATGTCCTTTGCATGTTGTGCAGGAATTTCATAAGGTTGCTGGCGTGCAAGTGGAAATACCGCAAGAAGAGATACGCTACAAACCTGGATAACTTTATGCTATACTACGAGTAACAACTCAGTGGGCCGTCTATGACACCCACGCAATAGAACCGAACCGATGAAAGCCGACACTCCGAGTGCTCACTTTCTGGATTGACAGTCATTCTGTCCAGAAGTGAGTGCGTAACAAGAACCTCCTTTCTGGACGAAAAACCAGAAACGGAGGCTTTTTTTATGAACGAGGAAGTGAAAGAGCTTGTAGAGCAAATTCA